TTTGTATTAATTATGTTTTTAGCTATTCCTACAGCATTACTTGCAATAAGAGTTGCTGCTTGAAGTTTTTTATTTTTTCTGTCAGAAGAAGCTAATATACTAAAGGCAGCAGTCGCTGCATCAAGAGACGCATTTTTGATGTCAAGCTCGGCAGCTTGAACTGCTTTCTCTTCTTCAATCTTTCTTTGATTTCTCTCTTTTTCTTCTTTTTCTTCTTTATCTTTTCTCTCCTTGTTTTCTGCTGCTATTCGGTCTGCTCTCTCTTTATCCTCTGCTGCCTTTTGGTCTGCAATAGCTTTTAACGCTGCAGCTTCTTCAGCTTTGAACGCTATAATCTGTGACGTTACCTCTTTCTGTTTTGTTAGCTTTGCAGTTTCTAATTGTATAAGTTGAGCTTCAAGTTCTGCTTCTTTTTGTTTATCCTCTTTTCTTGATTTACCAAGAGCGTTTTCAGCTTGTTGTGCCTCAAGTCTTTTTTGTGCTGCTTCTATTTCTTGGTTTGTAATTTTTTCCTCTAAATCTGCTGCTTCTTGAAGAAACTTAATTCTTTCTTGAACAGAAAACTTTTCTTTATTAATAGATTTCTCTAACAAGGTAGCTCTATCTCTGTCAGCTTTAGCTCTATCAACTATTAATTTTCTGTCAAGTCTATCTGCTTCAGCTCTTAAATCTGCAATCTTTGCTGCATTGGCAGCGTCTTTAGTAACCTCTTTGCTAAATTCTTTAACAGCGTTTGTTGCCTTGTCAATACTATTCTCAACACCAGTAAAGCTATCTATAAAACTACTACCAGCTTTTTTAGCTGATTCCAACGCTTCATTAAAATCTCCTTTAAATACGCTTTTTATTGCACTACCTAAAAACCCAACCGTATCAAGTATAGCTTTGAATCTATTTGTTATATTTTCAACTAACAGATTTTTGAAATTGATTAAAGCTTGTTTTGGGTCTTCAAATACAGATATTATACTTTCACCTAAATCCGCTAATAAGTCCAGAAGATTGTCAGTAACGCTACCAATAACACCAAGAATTTTAGCAAACTTGTTTTGTCCCTCTTCTGATCTTGTAAAAGCTTGTCCAAGTGAAGTAACTGCAATTAATAAAGCTCCAATTCCAGTGGCAAGTATGGCAACTCTTAAACTCTTGAAGCTTCCAATCACAGAAGTCAATCCACCTTTTAATGCTTTAAATTTTGATACAGCACCACCAGTAGCTTTATCAAGAGTATTTGACATTTCTTGAGTAGACTTTGTTGTATCCTCAACTTCTTTATTTGTTTCTTTAAGACTTTCGGTTAGTTTGTCTATACCACCCGCTGCCTTTACAGCATCAACATCAATTACTATCTTTCTTTCTTCTGCCATTTTATTTCTTGTTTAAGTGCTTTTAATCCTTCTTTTAAAGTTGCTGGAAGCTTATGCTTTCCCTTTGCTATACGGATGTTTTCTGTTTCTCCGTTTACATGCTTTAAGCTGTCTAAAATTAGTTTTATCATTACTCTAATATTATTGTATCTCCTACCTCTGTTATTAATGTGTCGCCATCTTCTGCAAGTGCAACTGGAGGAGGATCTGTTGTTACTATTATACTTGTGTCAAAAGAATAAACATCGTTTCCATCTATGTCGTATTTTGCTCTTACTCCTATTGTATAAGTTGTATCTGGCTCTAAAGGTGTTACTTTTACACTTGTGCCAACAGTTGTTGCAAACACACCGCCATTTAAAATAATTTCATAACCAACAACACCAGTAACCGCAGTCCAGCTTAAATCAATAGCAGTTGATGTTTTTGATGGAGATGTAACTTGTGCAACCCTATCTAAATAAGCTACTTGTCCGTTATTTATTTGGCTTGGAAATTCATCAACATTGTAAAGCTCTAAATCTGATTTGTTTGTTAATAGGTTTGTTTTTATTTTGTTTATCTTGTAAGTCTTATTATTTATTACAAGCGTGTCATTCATTTTTAATTTAACCAACAAACTTAATGGAAGATAAGCGGTTACTTTTACAAGTCTTGACCTTCTGTCAAAAACTGTTTGCACATAATCTAAATAACCATTTTCAAATAAATTAGTTGTTTGATGCGGAACTTCACCAAGCCATTCATCTTTTTCCTCTCCAAAGCTTAACTGTTGTCTTGATGAAAACCCCCAAGCGAATGTTGTTAATTGTGTTGGTCTTCGGTAATGTGAATTTGCAATCCCATCAATAGTAAGTTCTTCATCTGTATTTTCTTGAAAAGCTATACACAAAATCAATGGCTCACCGATTGTTGGTTGAAAGTCTTTGCTTAACATTGCACCTTGTCCGATATATGTTTGGTTACCAAATTCATCGCTTAAACGTTCGTACATCATTTTTTCAAATGGCACTTCTACTTTATATACTCCTCCGTCCCATTCATCATCTCCGTAATCTTCTTCTGCAAAAGGAACGCCTTGTATTTCGTCTGAAAACTGTACAAGAAAACTCTTTTTGCTTTTGAATTTAAAGTCCATTCTTTTGTACTGAAACAATCGCTCAACGCTTGAAGTAGACATATCAACATATTTTGTTATATCATAATCTTCTCCAAAATTCATAAATTGATTAGCTTCATACACGTATATCTCATCGCCATCTTTAAAAACCAATAAGTTTAACATTTTAAACAATCCGCTCAAAAAGTCCATTACTTTAATGTTTGGGATTTGTTTGTTTATGTAAAAAATATTTTCAGTAGATTGATTCACTGGTGTATATGTTCCAACTGCTACATCAAAAAAGGTAGGGTTTACATTTCTTCTTTGTAATCTTACAGTTAAAGTTTGGCTCATTGCAATAGTGCTATCAGATTCAACTTCAATCATTAAATCTAAAAACCCGCCACTTCCAGCCGAAAAAGGTATTTCTGCAAAAGTAAAACTATTATTACCATCTGGGTAATCGTGTTCGTAATAAATTTCTTCTGTTGATGCGTTTCTTATTCTAACTGAATAAGGTATTGTTGAGCCACCCACATTAATATTAACCTCAACCCTATACCTCCATTGCCAAACAAATGTATTAGGAGGAGGTGTGAATGAAGCTGGTCTTAATTCTGTTCCAGATGTAAAAGAGTAATCTGGGACACTTAAATCATACCATCGGTTTCTTAATATGCGAGTTCCTTCACCTTCAACTGCGTTTGAAACATACCCTTCGTTTCTATGCAACCACATATAATAATCAGTGAATCTTGTTGAATTGAAAAAACCTTCAGCAAACTTAATTCTTGGGAATTTTCTTTCTATTGCCTCAATAATAGCTCTTAACCTTATAGCTGGTTTTAAATCAGTCCATAATAAACCAGTATCTGTAATGCTGTCTTTATAACCATTCGCAGTAGAATAGCGCATATTTTTACTATGCTGGATATTTGGAACAAGTATATCTGTGCTTCCAAATGCGCTTTGTATATAACTGTCACTACTACAGAACAAATCTGTTATGTTGTCTTGTGTATATTGGAAATCTAAATCGCTTCTATATATTAAACCCCCAAGAGTTGTTTCTCCTAAAATTTCCTTTAGCTCAATAGTATCTCCAAAGAAAACAACTTTATATGCGTGTGGTTTGTTATCTTTTAATGATACGCTTCTAAATTGTATTTTACCTTTTTTGTAGTCTATTCCGTTCAGCTTTATTATAGCATCGTGTCTGTATCTTGCGTCAAAACTATTAAGAATATCTTGATTTTCGTAATGTCTAAAAAGCTTATTGTTTAGTTTAGAAGCTGGTAGATTAAACTGCTGACTAAAGGGTGTAAATACCTTTCCAATATCCCTAACGTTTAATAAAGTTTCTGTAATGCTTATACTTTCGTCCTCAAATAAGTCCGCTCTAAAATAAGGACTTGTTATTCTATACTCATAATTTAAAGTTGGGTCTGGAAATATGCTATAAGATAAAACAATATTTGTGTCGTTAGTTATAGAAACAACATGAGAGCTTTCATTTGTGGTTAAATTTTCAACTAAATCGCCAACGCTTACAGTTGTTGTGAAAGTAGCACTCGTATCTGTTAAAAGGTTAGCAGTTGTCGTTCCTTGTGCTGTGCCTTCTAATCTATTGTAACCCTTTATGTATAATTCTATTATTTGCATTTATCTTATGTTGTTAATAGTATCAAAAGCAAAGTCTATCTCTATTGTATAGTTTATTAATCGATCATTAAGTTGGGTTTTATAGTTAAAGCTGGAGCTACTAATGTTTATCGGTAATGTTTGTGAATTTATCTCAATCCAACAATCTTCACTCAACTGCATCTGTCTGAATACTTCATTGTATTCCTCTGGATAAAAGCCAGTGTTTAGCGTTAGCTTCTCACTTCCATTTTTAGTAAGTATCTTTTGTTGGTGTCTGCTTGTATCATAAGCTCCATTTACAATAATATTACGCTTGAACTTTTCTGTTTTAGTAGATAAGGTTTCATTTGTTCTCTTAAAAAACCATAAGTCTTGTAATGCTCCAAACTTATTTATAAACGTTACTTTATAAGGTTGGTATTTACATTCTTCTATATTGTCTACTGTTAGCTTAACAACACCATCAGTAGTATCTACATAAATCGTGTCAAAGTCAAATAAGGTAAAATCATTAGCAAACTGCTCTAAACAAGGGCTACCCTCAAACGTACCTAAATTTTGTATAACTCTGTTTTCAAATTCGTCTGCTCCATTTATAGTGTTAGAAACGTATTCTATTTGCTCATCACTTTCTGTGCTACTTGTTATTGCTTTAGTGTATATTAATTCGCCATCAAGTTCGTATGTTACTTGTGTTGTTATTGATGTATCAACAGGAATTGTTGCGGTTGCATCGTCTAACTTTACTATTTTGTAATTACTTTGTAATAATCCTTGATTGTTTAATTCTCTTGTTGTGAATGTACTTTTAAATTGACTGCCATCTTCAAAAAAACCATAACCATCAAATCCAACTAATTGTGTATAAGCAGAAGGAGTTTGTGCAGAACCTTGTATATAGCTTGTAGTTCTATAATCAACCCACACATTTTCAGTTGTATAATTACCGAAAAAAGTGTGTAATATATAATCTCTTACTATCTCGCTTATCTCAAACGTAACAACGTTGCTTATAGCAAAAGATGTTAATGAAAACAAATTGCTTCTATCGGTTGTTTGCGTTCCTGTATATACATATAGTTCCATATCTACCTGTGTTAAGTTGGTAGCAGATATTGTAATGTAATATGGACTTCTTGCGTTTATCTTACTCATTTCTTTTTAATATTTATTTGTATCTGTTTCTCTATTCCTATTGAATAAGCTTTGACAAGTTGATCTGGAAGTCTTTTGAATGCTCTTTCAAATGGCTTTGTAAAAAACATACTGGCTTTCATTCCAGTCTTGTAAACGCTTCTTGTTATTATATACCCAGTTTGCTCATAAGACAGAAATCTTCCTTTCTTATCTCTAAACTGAATACCTCTTCTGCGCACCCACTTATCAATCCCTTTTGTTAAACCACCTTTCTTCCCACTTCCAGTTCCAAATCTATATGGACTGTTGGGAGCTTTAGCACTTGAATCCTTACCTTTCACACCTAAATCCTGGAACTTTCCATAGTCAGCCATTTTAAAAGCCATAGACGTCGAATCTTTGCTTGAGTCTATATCATACCCTAAACTATTATAAAGCTCTTTAGATGTATTCTTTTTGCCTTTAGTTAGATTGCTTCTGCTTTGCTGAATGACATACTTTGCAAACTTATTCAGCTCTTCTCTCAAATATTTCTCTACTAACATATATCAATGTCATTTCTAACAAAGACATCAAATGTTGCTGCCCATCCAGCAAGTCGATTTTCAAACCGCTCGTAAAACGGCTCAAGATTTGCATCTCCATCAAGTTGGTATTGATCTGAATAAAGCACTCCTTTTCTTAAAATCATGACAAGCTTATTAAGAACTGCAAGTTGAGTATTAAGAATATCTTGTTCGTTATTATTTCCTCTGAATATATCAGTTGTTTCCTCTTTGCTTTCATCTACAACATCCATAGCAAGTACAGATATATTGAAAGTAAGAGTTTGCTCTTGGGTGCTTACGCTATTTATGATAATATGGCACAAAGGAAAGATGCTCTGCTTTGACAAATCAATGTCATATATATCTCCAGTGGTAACTGTATTTACATTGACATCATCAAGAAGCTGGTTTTTGATTGCTTCTGTTAATAGATAAAATCCTCTTACTCCAGTATTGCTCATTTTATTTAAATTTATTTTTTATTTGTTTTGCTTCTAACTCATTTTTCTCTTTGGAAAAAGTCAGAAATGTCAAGCACTCATATACATTCAATTTAGAGATATATTCAAACTTTGTAATATCTCCGTTAGCGATTGCAAAGATGGAGTTGTACCATCCCCATTTTCTTGTGAAATTAGATACTCCGCTAAAATCTGCTCGTTCCTCTTGTCCAAAGAGTTGATCATAACTGTAGACAAGTCCTTCCCTAAATTGTAAAAAAAAACCACTGCTCCAAGCACCGCATCTAAAGGAAAGTCCTTTGCTATCTCAAAACTATCTGGATTGTATTCTTTAATAAAATATCTGCTTCCTTTCTTCATTTCCATTGGTCTGAAAAGAACATTTACAGCTCTATGCAAATTGTCATTATCTCCGATAAAAGTATCCAAGTCAATATACTCTCCAAAAGTCATATCTTCAAGCGATGGTATAAATCCATATTCAACTCCATTTAATTTAAAGCTATTAATAAGCTGATGCTTCGTATCAAACATGTTGTTTATGATGTTGGATATTTCTGTAATATCAGTCGCTTTCATTCCTCTCACTGCTTCCTTTGGCACATTGCAGAAGATTTCAATTGCTTTCAACTGAAGCTCTACTTCTGGAAGCTCACTCAATTTAACAAACTCTTGATATTGTCCGAGAGTTATCTCATTTAAGGAAGTTGGTATTGTAATTTTGTAATTCATATTCTTGTGCTTATTAATATATAAACAATTTAATAATTTTTTAGCGATTAATGTACAGCATATTTACCAAAGTTCGGTCTGCTTAATAATGAATAAGTTGCATACCTGACAGCATCGATGATATGGTTGTTCTTATCCACTGGTTTATTTGTTAGCTTTCCACTTCTGTCCTCTTGCCATTTATAGTTTCTAAACTCCTGGATTGCATTGTCGCTATCCTTTGTGATATGTATTTTAAATCTCTTCAATAAATCTATACCAGCATTTACTGAATCTCTACCTTTTAAGCTTGGTTGGATATTGTGCCCCATTCTCCTCAACTCATCAATCAATCGTGGCTCTGCTGAATCAAAAAAGATAGTATTCCTCCCAACTCCAACTTGTTTAAAATGGTCACTTAAATCCTTTGTTGTCATCATTGTTCTATAAAGATGCTCTTGGATATATAGATTGTAATCTTTCTTATATACAGATACTAAAGTGCTTGGGTCATTTGTATATCCAGCATCAGCTCCAAAGCTTACGAACTCTGCATCATCTGGAATCTTATCAGTTTCATAATACTTAAAGATAGTTGCTTTACTTATTCCTCTCTGTCCAAGTCCGTATATTTGCCAGTATTGTTCATCTGTTTCCCTTAAACGCTCAATCTCCTCAACTATGCTCTGCTCCAGGAATGGATTATCTAAATAAGTTGTTCGATAAAAGTCAGCATCATCTCTTGGGATAACCTTATCATATATCCAGTGGTATTCATCAGAGGGGTTGTAATCAATTATGATTTTCTCTTGCGTTCTGAATACTAACTGTTGCCAATCTTCATAATCAAGCTCATTGGCTTCATTAATAAACAAGATATCTCTTTTGCGACCTCTTATCTTCTGTGGTTGATCTACAGAAATAAATTCGATAAGGTTTCCATTAAGCTTGTATTCGCTATTTGATTTATTGTGATTCTCTTCTCTATAAAGTCCATACTGCTTTAATATAGTTAAGAAATCACGCATGACAGTAGCTCTCACGCTTGGAAAAGTCTTTCTGCATATAGTGATTGTTCTTCCTTTAGAAGTTAAGCAATAGTCAAAAACAAGGAAGAGTAAAACATTCCAAGTCTTTCCACTTCTTGTTCCACCCTCGTGTATTGCTATCTTGCCAGTGCTGTTTTGTAGATGGCGGTAGACAATGTTAGTCTGTATCTTTGATCTTGTCAATTATCTCAATTTTAAAATCAGTTGGCATTCCATCAGCTCCAGTTATTTCTTGTCTTTCAACATATCCTCTTTTCTTTCCTTTGCTCTTTAAATAGAAAATCATCTCTGCTGTCTTTCCTTCTTTAATATTCTCAAACAATTTACTCTCAACAAAGTCAAGAGCAATTTCCTGGATATCATTCACTTTTTGAGCAAACTCTGGATCATCTTTTAACCATCCATAAAAAGTTGTTCTTCCAACTCCAACTTTCTTACATGCAGTTGTTACCACACCCAGAGATTTCTCCAGTGCTTCAATTATTGCTTTTTTATGTTGTTCAGTTTTGTTCATAACTTTTCTATATTGTATCCTTATTTTTTGTAACTTTATCTAAATGTTTTCATTCTATTCCTATGCGGTGGTAGTTTAAAAGTAAAATACTTGGCATCCAGTCAAGAGATGGCGTTCATATCGACCTCACCGCTCTAAATTTCCCTTCTCTTTTGAAGGGTTATTTTTTCTCCTTTATACATACCAGCTCCAAGCTCATCAATCATTTTAAAGTCTAATATCTCTGGCACTATCTTACAGCTTTTATCTATTAAGAGAATGTATCTGTTTTGGAATCCTTCAAGAGCTTTAGCTCCATTAAAGTCATACTTGCTATCTCCACGCTTTGCAACTACTTCTCCATTTGCAAGTCTATATATTGTTCCGTTTTTATTTATTTGTGTTAGCTTGAATCCGCTGGCTCTATATATTGTTCCATCTCCGCACTGCGTTGCATCCGAGTAGCTTAATATCCATTTAATCTGCGGTGCATTCTTTTTGATCATGCGTATACTGATTGCAATACATCTACTTTCTGAATACTTTGGAAGATAATCATCAAAAGCCATTCTGTTAAGCTCCAACATCTCATTCCATCTCTTGTTTATATCAGTTTCTCCAGAATCCACTAAAGGAAGAACGTTTCTTTTATCCATTGGACTTCCATAGCTCATTACTCCATGCAGTTGGTTATCCAAGAAGCATCCGAAGTGCAGACTGCTCATATTGACAACCTTTCCAGAATAGTGATGTTTCTTTACAAAAGCATTCGCTACTTTAGAGTTTATGACTTTGACTACTATTTCCTTTGCTCTACCCATTGGCTTACTAATAAATATAAAGCGTTTCCATTTGAGTTTTCATTCCCAAAAGTTTCAACGTATTTGAACTCCTCTGTTTGTCTGATTTCTTTGATTGCTTCTTTTATAAACTCCACTTGCTTATCTGCAAGAGTATAAGTCTGCTGTTGAAATGGCTCTTTCTCTCCATCTGGAAGTGAGAAAGCATCACTGGTTTCAATGTCATCCATATTCTGCCAGTTATCCATACCCCAGTCCTCAAGCTCAACGGAGTTCCATTCATTAGCTAATAAATCCCAGTCCCACTCTCCGAAGTTTACATTGTCTTTTACGACAAACTCTCTTTCTTGCATTGGAGTAAGATTGTCTGCTTTCATTATCCAGACCTCTTTCAATCCAGCTTCCTTACAAGCTCTTAATCTCATATTACCTCCAAGCACAACCATATCACTGTTCACGACTATTGGACGAAGCTTGAGCATCTCTGGAAACTCTTTAATGCTTTTAACAAGTTTATGATATTTTGTGTCCCTTATGATTCTGGGATTGTCTGGATTCTTTATTACTTTTCTTATATCAATTAGTTCCATACTTATATATAAATATTTTCTTATTATTTTAGTATCTCTTCAATTGCTTCCAGTTTCTCTGGAGATAAGGTGGATACTTTTTTTATGATATTAATCTTTGAATCATTCAAAAGAGTTTCATGTATCAATGGAAGCTCCTTGTTATAGAAACTGTGGTCTGGATAAGTTTCGCAAGAATACATTACAGATCTGTGCGTTGTTTTAAACCCATTCTTTCTGTATTCTCTAACAATCTCTGTCCATCCCATACCTAAAACATCACGCATGAATACGTTTGCAACGCTTCTCATTTCTACTAAATCTCTTCTTCTACTTTGCTGAAATATATCAACTCCAGTCAATTCTTTTATCTCTTCTCCTATTTTTTGTAATTTCATTTTATTTATTTTTAAAATAATTCTATTTGGTTAATGTTTTGTTTTTTGATTATACCCATTGCTGTGTCAAGGATTGTTTTACCAGCTTCATACTCTACCAAGTTTCTTGCAATCTTTACTGTGCTTTGCTTTCCTTTATATTGTTTAAAATTATAATCGTGGAACTCACAAAGCTTGTTTAATTCATCTGTACTATTACCAAAAACTGGTGGCTTTCTATTGCTTAAAGTATTTGGAAGATTAAAGTTTGTCCAATAAAGATGTCTTCCTCTTTTATGTGCTGGTATAAGCGGATCATAATAAGGAACAACATTCTCAACAACATACTTTCCTTTAAATCTTGGATTCTCTCCTTTTGAAACTAACTCCAGTAATATGATTTGTTGATATAAAGACATATCTGGATACTGTGCTTTATATTTTGAGTTATATGCTCTGGCTCTGGAATGAGATGGACAAGGTGGAGAGCTCCAGATAAAATCAAAATCTTGATAGTTATCCAGGAGATATTGATGTGCATCCGCAACTATTACTTTGTCATTAGGAAACCTCTCTTGGTATAACCTTGCAAGTTCTTCATCCCATTCCACTGCTGTTATTTCATGCTCATCTCCCCACTTATAGCGGTTACCTCCAAGACAAGCGTATAAGTTCAAAATTCTCATTTGTTTTTTTCAATCCATTTCTGTTGTTCATCTCTTATATACTCAATCTCTCTCCTCAAGTAATCTGCTGCTTTCTCAAGATCTTTCAACTCGCTTTCTTTTTTACCAGCTCTGCATACATACTTGATGATGTTACCTCTGTTGAAGTTTAGATTGTAATCTTTTATGAAATCGATAACATCGTATCCTTTTCCGTTCTCGTAGTGTAAATATGTTGCTCTCATATTATTGCGTTGTCTAACATTTGTATTAAGTGTCTTATTTCACTTCTCTCAAACTTTCCAGATATTTCTGCGTTGTAAGT